CAAGGGCTTCATCATCCCGTGGGAATACCTCGAGATCCGCTACGGCGGAAACATCGCTCAGGTCCGCGAGCTGACTGAAAACGGCGGTGGTCCTCGTCGCATGATGGAAGCCATGGCGGCTCTGGTCGTTCAGAGCCCTCTGTGCTTCGGCATGTTCGACTACAAGGCTAACGACGCCTAATTAATCGAGGTCATGGGTGAGCTGCCAGCACTCCATGAGTCCATACCGGACGAGCTTCTCAAGCCTATGCTTGAGGAGTTTCGCTCCGGGTGGAACCTCCGTAAGGTCCAATCTGAGGCGGCCCGAAAGCTCATCGCGGAGACCAATAAGGATGAGCACCAATTTTCTGAGGGCCTCGGCCAGATGCGAGCGCGAATACCGATCGAGTTCTACCAGCACATGAAGTTCCTTTTCGGACACGGCATTTGGAACGACAAGAAGTTCCTTAACCGGGTGCTACAGGAGAACCCTGAGTTCAGGGTGAACACAGTCTCCAAGACACAGATCGTAACACCGGGCCTTCCATTCTAAAACCATGCCCCTACAGCCTAACGACGGACGAATGCCGAGGTATAATTCCGGCCCAACCGCGCCGAGCCGACCGACTCCTCCTGCGCAGATAAACTATAACTACACCCGAACCCCGGGTCCGATGAGCGCAGACCAGATGATTGCGCAACAGCAGGAGAGGATGCGTATGCAATCCCAGATGGCGACCCCGCGCGATCACATGCAGTACCAGCCGGCCGCCGCCTTCAATGCGGAGTCTATGGCTATGGGGAGAATGGGCCAACAAATCCCGATGCCCCGCCAAGGCCCCGCGCCCGCCGCCGGCATGCCGACGATACCTCCGGGCTATCGCGGCAATACCCCCTACGATGGCGTCGGAATGAGCGACATGGAAATGAGGGCACCCTATCGTCCGGGTGTCGCGCCAATTCCGGGCATGACCAAGCGCCTTTCTCCCGACTTTGGCGATATGACCGACGAGGAAATGCAGGCAATGTACATGAAGCTTAGCGGCATGGGCGCCTTTGATCCTGACACCCTTCAAGGATACTGATGCGCACCGCGAACTTCAGCGAGATACTTTTCTCCTCTCTGCAGTTCTGCGGCTTGGACAGGAACCTGACCACCCCGGACAGGTTCGCAATGATCAGGGACTTCGCCAGCCGGCGCCTCCAAAAGATATGGGAGTCCAACGATTGGCCTGACCTGAAGAAGTATACCATGTGCCCGGCGGAAAATGTCGGAGACAGGCGCAAGGTCACGCTCCCTGCCAATGTCGGTCAAGTCATAGCCATATGGTCTAGGGATCCGCTTGGTAGCACTCATGCAATACAGAAGGATTTTGAGTCCGTCGACGACGGCTTCTACCTGTCAAACGACGCCGACTCACAGGTATGGGTTGAGCACCGACCCGATGCTCCTGTTCTCAATGGAGACGCTTGGAGTCCCTCGGTGTCCTACTTCAAAGGAGCTCAGGTCTATTATGATGCGGGCTCGGAAAGTGGCTCACTCGTGCCTGTGAATGGGTACCCGGTTCAGGGCAACTTCTACATCTACACGTCCGACACTCCGTCCGTAGCCGGCACCAAGCCGACCATCGGCCCATGGGAAAGGGTGAACATCCCTAGGCTTTTCTCCGACTACGTCGCGCAGGGGGCCTTCTCGGATTACAGCCGAGCGCAGGGATCTCAGGACGTAAACACCCTAGGCTTCATCGAGAACCGCGCCGAAGAAGCAAAAGACCATGCCTTGGATCAAGTCCTGCGTCAGCAGGGATCCACTAGGCGCATCAATTTCCGAGGATACTAATCTATGTTCAACAAGACCACCCCGCTTATCAAGCGGTTCAAGACGAAGACCATCACGGCTTCTTCGACAGCCACCAAGATCAACCCCGTTGAGCTCGGCGAACAGCGCATCCAGATCCACATCCAGCCGAAGGAGAACCATTGCACCCTGACCTTCAATGAGGGCGACGCCAATGGGCTCCACATCGCGAAGGATGGTATCTATATTATCGAGGGCTATCAGGGCCCGCTGTTCATCACCGGCACCGGAGTCGTCGTTATTTACGAGGGCGTCATCTAATGGGATCGTCGTATCTGCCCCCTTCGGAGCAGAACGTCGTCAACGTAGGCGATGAGCTGTCTCAGGCCGCCATCGATGCCCTTAACGCCGCCGTATCTCCGTCTGGGACTAACCCATTTGTCACGGCCAGCGAGGCGACGGGAGCCGGCTTTAGCGACTATGACAACTTCAAGGTCTATGCGGCCGGAGACGTTGTCTTGGCGTCTAATGACTTCTACCGGTTTAACACCTTCATAGGCGCCGCGGGCTATGGCCCCATCACTCATCCAGCCGCTTGGACTAAGCTTTCTACGCAGGACTTGACCGGCTACGCCCAGCTGTCGGGAGCTACCTTTACAGGCAAAGCCAATTTTACCCCGGCCTCGGGCGTGGCCGGACTCAACATCGGCATCGGCGGAACGAGTGCGGCCTCGATTACGGCTGGTGACCTCTGGATTACGACCGGAGGGGCGAACCTTAACTTCCGTGACGGCACGGGCGCATGGAAAGTTCTGGCTTCGTTGCAGAACGGAAACGTATTTAGCGCTGTTCAGACTGTCAATGTCACGTCGACAAGCCCGGCTTTGCTGGTGAAGCAGCTTGGATCTGGAGACGCTTTTCGCGTCGAAGATGAAAACCCAGAAAACAGCCCTTTCGTAATTAACCAATTTGGCAGAGTCGGCATCGGCGTCGCCCCGGATGTTTACGCCGCGCTGAAGGTGGATAATGGCGGCATTAAGTTTAGCGACAATAGCGTTCTCACTTCCGTGGCCGGCTTTCAAAGCGCCATCACGCAAGCGGTCATTAATACCATCTTTAGCGGATCGACAGTATACGGAGGCTCCGGTTCGGCGTATGCTCAATATACCTACTTCGACAGCACGTTAAATGGAGGAATGGGCGGAGATATATACGTAGACTACCTTAGCTACACATATACTTACGACGTGGCTTGGAACTCCATCAGCATGGTTTTTTCGCAAACCACTTCTAGCCCAATTTACCCGGCACTATATGACGTAGTCGGAAGCTTTTTTACGTCTGGAGGCTCTATGTTTAACATCAGAGCCGACGGCGGTGGCGGCGTTTACGACGTCGTCCAAGTTTAATCCCATGATCACCATCATCCTCGCATCCATCACCTTCCTCGGCGGCGTCTACGTCGGCGCCCGCTGGGCTGAAAAGCTCCGGGAAGTCTATCACTCCATCACCGGTAAGTAATGGCCAGAGAGGTCACAGCCGATGCCGACCTGAGGTTCGAGGGGTTCGCCAGCTATCCCAATAGCGCGACCTTCGAGCCTAGCTCGTTTCTGGAATACGCCAGCAACGTCAGGATAACGGACGGCGTGATCTCCCCGCGCAAAGGCTCTAAGCTGGCGTTCGTCGCCGGCCCTGACGCCAATTACGCCGTCGCCTCTTACGGCAAAACGGGCGACCACATCAAGATATTCGGCTCCAATCAGGAGTATCTGATCGACGATAACGCGTCACAAGTCATCCCACAGATAGCCGGGTTCCCTATGGTTAGGGGTCAGGGCTACGCTCAGTCCATCTGCGCGGAGTCCACCGACCTAGATTACGTCGCTGGGGGCAATATAACCGAACGGCTGGTTACGGCAAAAGACGATCAGCTTCGCTTTACTGCCTACGGAGGCGTCAAGCCTGTGCCGGCCGACACGCTAAGCCTTGTCCAAGGCACGTACGACAGGATACAGGCCATATCCACGGGGCACAACATGGTCTTGGCTTTCGGAAAGCGTAGCATCTACGCCGTGAAGGCTGGAGCAGGCTTCCTTGCCAGCCAAAAGAAACAGGAGTCCCTTCATCAGGTGCAGAAAATCAGCTCATCCGACGGAACGACGGGCCCAGACTCTGTGGCAACCTCCGGAGGGACGACTATTTTCTTCGATGCCAACCGCCGCCCGGGCATAAAAGCCCTAGCTGGAGACAAATTTTCCGAAGGCGCGGAGCCTATGAGCACCATGATCCAAGACATAATGGATCGCGTCGCCCCGAGCATGTACGACAAGGTGTGCGTAGTGGCTTATTGCGGCAGATTTTACGTCACCCTTCCGTTTATCGAGAATAATCAGGTCAGGTGGCGCGTCCTAGTCATCAATCCTCAGCTCAAGGGCATGTTTGAGTCTCTGGATGAGTACCCATTTAACCCGTCTACCCTGCTTGTCGCCAGAAAAGCCGACAGGCCTCGCCTTTTTGCCTTCGACTCTACGAGCAAGAAGCTGTTCCTGTTAGAGGAGGGCACTTTTGACTCCGGTAATACTGCGTTTGAGGTCATTACGTCTGAAATAAGGACGCGCAACTACATGTTTAGGACCATGGCCGACAAGAAGTATGACGCTTTCTACGTGCACATGGATGATGCGGACGGCTCTAACGTAGAAGTTAAGGCTATTACGATTAACCCGGACTCCGAGCAGTTGATGGATAAGTTTACGACAGCGTCTGGCAATACGATTAGGCGCGGGTTGATCAACAAACGTGCCATGGGCGTTAAGCTCAAGATCATTGTCACCGGAGGATCTGCCCGCATCCTTGCGTGTGGCGTAGACGCATCTGTCGCCGGAAGATCCCTATTTAGCATCTACTAATGGCTTACATAGACCCAAACACAGGCCTGTGCGTGGGTTGCAATAGTTCGCTTCCTCCGACGGGGAACCAGACCACTACGTCGACTGCTTTCCCCGCGTTCGCGTTTCCATCCGCGCACGTCACGACCACCAGCTCATTCCCACTTGATACCAACGGATATGCTACAAACGTAGGGTACGTTCTCTACGGAAGGCATCTGATCAATGAGATGCTCGGCGGGATAGAGGCTCACGGAGAGTGCATGACCGAATGGGCTTCCGCAAACACCTCGGCTAAAACCGCCATGTCGAACGACGTGCTGTCTTTTGCTCCGGGGTTCAGGAGCTCCATGCTTTATGGCATGGCCGGTCAGGGCCTACCCGGAGTAACTGTAAGTTACGTAGACAATGTTCCGACAAAGGAAGACCAGAGGTCCAAGCTTGCCGAGCTCGCCGCCGCGGCCAAAAGCCTCCTAGAAGACAACGAGATAGACCCGACTCAGAACGCCCAATATGCGGCAGGCCTCAGCGCCGCCATGGGCGGAGGGCATAATTCCGCAACTGCCATCAAAGACAACATCACCTTTGAGCAGAAGCTTCAGGCCAAACAAGTGGCCTTCGCCACCTACGCGCAGGCTATCGACGCCTACTACAAGACCTACACGGCAACGGCCACTCAGCTTGGCATGTCCGCCAATCAGGCAGGGCTAGCTACTTCAGCAACCATACCTACTGTAGTTCCTTTTGAGTCTCAGCTGGCTGGAGACATATACGCCAATTGGCAGGACCTAAAGAACACCGGCCAAATGCGCGACCAGCAGATCAGGCAGACCATAAATGGCGCCAATGCCTTTGCGACTTACAATACTGTGTCTGATGGCTGGATATATCCAAGCGGGCTGAACTTAGGAGCCGGAGCTTGGAATGCCGAGACCACCGCGTCCGTTATGGGTATAAAGTCTCAGTATCGCGCCGCCGCCACTTACTAAAATGCAACAGCTTAATTCTGGATACAGGGGCGACAGCTCCGAAACTTTAGGAAACATCATGCAGGGGCAGTATGCCCCGCTGGGGATGCTTAATCAGTTCACCAATGCATTGGTTCAGACGGGTTTAAATAACGCGTCGGCTACTAACAGGACGGCGATGCAGTTGGAAGCCCAGAGGGCCATGGAGCAGGATAGGCTCGAGCAGGCTGGAGACCAATTTACCCTTACCCACGCCCTGAACATGCAGAGGGCGGACGACGAAGAATATAATCGTAACTTCGGAAGGCTAAAAGACGTCGAGACGTTCAAGGACACGATGCTGACGACTCAGTCCCAGCGCGACTACTACAAGAAGATGGGAGACGCCGCTACGACCGACGCGGGAAGCAAGCGCATAACGGCCAACGTTCCCGGAGACACTCGTACCGCAACGACCGCCTATAACGCCGCAGGCGCAAAGGCCGGATGGGACATGCGCATAAAGGAAATCATAACCATGGAGAAGTTGCTTCCTCCCGTAGGAGAAGATCCTGAGGCAGACAGAAAGCGCACGGCGCTTGAAGCGTGGAGGACGCAATTGAACACATGGATGAACGACCCGAACGGAGAGCACTACCTTAGGGCCTTCGAGAAGACGCAAATGTCCAACCCGATGTTCGGCATGATACAGGGCGGATCCCAGCCTGCCAATTCCGCAGGCCCAATGTCCGACAAGTGGTCGAGAATACTCGGTAAAAAGAAGAATTAATGCCCGGAATATACCCGAACATAATCCTGCCCTCTCAGCGCAAAGAGGATCCGTACGATATGTCCGGAGTCTCCTCTGGCGTCATGAGGCATGCTACCTTCGGGGATGACATGACTCCGGAGATGCTGTACGAGCTTGCGAAGAGGGATAACCTTCAAAGGGTCGCCATGGGCGCGCAGATGACGGAGAACGTCACGAATACATCCCAAGCGATACTTTCTGCCATAGCAAGGAACGCAGACGCGGCTTCCAAGGTCGCTAAGACGTCAGCCGCATTCACTAGGGCGGTGCCATACATAAGCACGGCGTCAAACATTGCGCAGGGCGTCGCCACAGTACAAGGAGGGGTGGACCCATATGGGAGTAAGGACCTCCCGTCGTTGTGGACTCCGGCCATAGACGCGGCCGACTCTGCTCCCTCCATTGCGGGAGCTACTGTTGGCGGTAGCCTTCTAGGCCCTCCCGGGGCGGCGGTCGGGAGCTTTATCGGACAGGTGGGCGGAGGTGGGGCCGCCAGCCAATTGGCGATAAGAAACCAGACGGCGAAAAGCAGGCCTATCTTTCTGGGGAAGCCGACCGAGGCAGACCTCATAGGCCGTCCTGCTCCGGATCACGGACGTAATCAATTTAGCCAGATCTGGACAAGCAGGCTCAATGAAAGGCAGGCCCAACTACAGGAAAACTTTGAAGCGATATACCTAGCCGCCAAGCAAGGCGGTGCAAAGAAGTGGGTTCTTGATGGCTTGCTTAAAAGGCACGGAGATGAGCTTGCCGCATACGACGACGCGCAGAACGACATGAATTGGATGCAGAAGTCCTACTATGCCATCAAGGACATGGCAGGCTCCGACGGCTTCGGCGATTTCGTCCAAAAGGGCAGGGCCGATAGGAAGGCTCAAGACGCCCACGACAAAGCTGCTTCGTTTGAAATTGCCAGAGAGAACTTTAAACACGACATAGCAACCAACCCGCGGGACAGAGCTCTCGCAAGGAAGTACCAAATCGAACAATAATTTAACATGAGCGACCTACTGCCATACGACCAGATCAACACAACTAACGACCTTGCGATACAGATAAGCAGGCGAAAGAACGCGCTTGCCAGAGCCCTCCAAGCGCAGGCCGCCCTGCCTCAGGGCCAAAGGTCGGCTAAGCAACAGGAGCTCTGGCAGTCCTACGAGGACGCGGCTAATGAGCACAAGCAGTTTATAGCCGAAGAGACCCTTCAACAGCCTGAAGTCAAAAGGCGCCAAGACGAAGCCGACGCTAAGCTTAAAGATGAAAAACAAAAGGCCGCCGACAAGCAGAAGAAGGCCGACGACGAGACCGCATTTGGCCAAGCTCAGACTAAGGCCAGACAGCAGATTGCCTTAGACAATAGGAAGCGGGCCCCGATAAAGAAGAGCTCTGAGCAGATGGCTATCGAGGCCGCTATCGATCGCTATGATCAAAGAGGCGGCAAGCAAGTGCCGTGGTATCAGTCATTGGCCGAGTTTATAAATCCATATGGCATTGGCGCTGGTGTGGGAAGGAGCGCGGAAGAAATAAGGGCCGACATGGTGGCTAGGCGGCTCAGGAAAAAGTTCCCAACCGGAAATCCGTTTGACGTCGAAATCACGCCGGGAGTCCGGCTTTCTGATGTGGACTCGATGAGGATGATGGCCACTCCTGAAGATGTTGAGACCTTCTCTCAGAGGCTTGGCATACCCCAGACGACGCCAGAACAGGGCGTGGCAAATAACCTCAACCCGGATGTGGACACTCAGGTTAGGTCTGCCACCGGGGCTACTGTCGATCCGATGGTACAAGCGGCCGAAACGAAGAGGAACACCGACGTATTTAAGCCGGGCACATTAAACGATTACGGCAAGTTCCGCATCGGCGTTAGGAATTGGGCCTCCCCCGTAGTTCAAGGCATTGGGACCGGCTGGGTGGTTAAAAATGTTTTTAGCAGTCCGACCCTAGAAGATAGGGTTGGATCTGCCCGTCCGTTCAAGGACTCAGACAGGTCGCTTTTCATGGGCCCAATAGAGCTTAAGCGTCAGGAGCTCATAAAGACCGAGCTTGATACGGCCAACAAGGAAAGAACCAAGATGGACGTCGAGACCTCGACCGCCCTTAAGAGGTGGTTCGGGCAAGACGCGGCCAACTACAAGCTCAGCTCACCCAAGTCTGTAATAGGAAGAATTACCAAGGATGATAGCGCCGTAATGGACGGCGTTACCGAGGATGACGAAATCAAGGACGCTTTGCTTTCTGCATTTGAAGCAAAGCAGTCTGGCGATGATGAAGGCTCATTGAAGGCGCTTGATGCCGTTAATTCCAGAATGGCGGCTTTGACCGGAGGCAAAAGGCTCACGGGTCCTGTCGTATTAGGCGGCGTAGGCGACGACACGTTTGGAGCCTCCGGGATGGCCTTTGCCATCCCCGGAAAGGGCGGGGACGCTAGGATAGTGTTTGTGCCTAAGTCTGGCGACAAGTTTGGCGGCCCGGTTTACCTCAATGTTGTCGATCCTGATGTGATAAAGAAGACCCCTAAGGCCTTAGGCACGGGATGGAACGACAAAACCTACTTCGATAGCGTCTACAAGGGTCAGGAGGCCGCGGAGGCGTATGAAGACCAGCAAAAAATCGAGCGCGCCAAGCTTGCCGGAGGAGCAAGCGCCCCCGAAGGATACTACGTTCCGCCCAGCAGGCGCACCACCCCTAGCCGTTAATAATGGACCCGGAAGAAATAGCCGCCCTGATAAGCGCTTCGCCCCAGACGCAGGCGCCTTCCATACCTGCGTCCAGCGGAAACATGCTGGAAGACTTCGAGATCGCGAAGTCTATGTACAAGGGGGACGAGGCGTCCGCCATGGGCGCCATCCTCCAGCGCGGAGACGGCTTCCAGCGGCAAAAGCTCAAGTACCAAGAAGAGCAAAAGAAGCTACGCACCGATCCTCGCTATGGCGCCCAGCAGTTCTACACGCAGATGGGTGACATGAATGGCGCGATAACCATATCAAAGTCCGGCGGGTCGGCTCTTTTTGACATGGGTCAGGAGGTCGATTTCGGCAACTTTGGGGCCTTCGCCATGGCGCCAAAGGGTAACATAGAGGTCGACGACGGGCAGGGTGGCAGGATGCGCATACCTACCCGATGGGCGGCGGAGCAAAGGGGCATAGGCATAATCCCATTCACTAGCGGAGATGAGAACGCTGACGCCTTCAGGGTCAGCCTCAATGACACCCAGCGCATAATGGGGCTCCTTGATAGGCTAGATACCCTGTATAGTGATAGCGGATACATAGGGTCCCTGTCTCCGACTGTCCGGGCCGCAGAAGCAAAAGCCATCGAGAGCCAGCTTGCCACCGGTATCCTGAAAGTCCTTAACGGGACAAAGAGCTTGGCCAGCGTCTCGGAGGGGGAAATGGAAATGATCATGGGAAGCATTCCCCAAGCCGCGTCTACCTTCTTCACCAACCTGAGGGGCAATGAGAACGTAAAGCTGAACAAGCTCCGCAACGATTTGACCAACGTTATCTTCAGGGCGGCCGACCAGAATGGAATTGCTTTGATACCCATGAAGAGACAGGCTCCGGCCACGCGTGAGGGAGGGAAAACCCCTACCCCTAGCGGAGTCACTTTCTAATGGAACAGCCTACCTCTCCGGAGCCCCAGAATAACGAAGCTAACGCAGATCTAGACGTACAGAAGACGCGAGATCTGATAGCCAGCCTCAGCGCTGGAGGGGTAAGCGTCGCGCCTGCGCCTTCGTTCAACTTCGAGGCGGAGCAAGCACAGCAGGAGCCTGTGGCTAATGGCCAGATGACCGGCAAGGACTACTACGAGTTCTTCCAGCAGAACAGGTCCGCTAGGTTTACGCACGACGAGCAGGGCAGGCAGGCGTTTAGGATGATGAGCGAGTACTTGGATACTCGCAAGGTGGACATTATAAAGGCCGCCGAAGGCGCGCTTGGCCAGATGACTGAAGAGCTCGGAGGGCTTGCTGACGCCCCACTTCGTCCTGACAAGCTCGCGGCCAGCACGGCTGAAGCCGCCGCCAAGGGCATCAGGGACATGTATGGCATCTTTGCCCAATCCGAAGACCCGGGTAGTCCCTTCTTCAAGCTGAAGAGCTGGATGATGCGGGTGGCCGGCATTGACGACGGGGATATTGACTCGCAGATGAGGCACTTCCACGAGGCCCGCGAGCACAACAATAAGTCGTATGAGTACATGGAGGGTAAGGGCACCATTGTCGGCGATCTTTTGCCAGAAGGATACAGGGAGATGTTCAACAAGCTGGTGGACCCTAAGTTCGCCAACGCGCTTTCTTACGCAGTCCTTGATATCCCTGAGATAATACTTTCCAGCGGCATGTCTACGCCGGCCAGCGCCGCTAGGCTTGCCGCCATGGCCGCCCCGAAGGCCGCCGCCAAGTCCGGAGCTTTTGCCGCTTGGTCTGCTAGGTCCGCAGAGCGACTGAGCAACTACGCCGCTATCGCCACGGGCAAGGCGCTTGAAACGACCGGCAATGTCGTAAAGGCGCCTTTCAAGGCCATATACGGAACTAGCCAAGCCGCGGCCCAGCTTGGAGGCGACTTTGCGGGGAACGCCGTGCGCAACATGGCTACCGCAGAAGTGATCGAAGCCGGAGCAGAAATTGTTGGATCTACTGTCAGGCATCCCGCCATGGGCTTCCTGCGTAGCTTTGGATTGGAAGCATTCGGAGAGCTGGCTCAGGTTGCCGGAGCCGACATAGTCGACCGAGCTCTCGGCAAGGTTAACGTCAAGATGGACGTCCTTGGCGCTACCACCCTTGAAAGGCTTGCCGCCGGAACCGCGAAAGGCGCCGATACCATGTCCCGCGAGGCACAGCTTCTCGCCAAAGGATTGAACGCGTCGATAGGATGGGCTCCTAGCATGTCTGGACAGGCCCTGAGGACGATGTTCAGGGACGGCATAATAGGCGCAGGGCTCGGATACGCTAACTCGCGTGAAGAGGGCGCAGGCGCGGGCCTTGGAATGGGTATCGGATGGGGTGGCCTCTCCGGAACTGTCCGACATGTCCACGCCTATACCAACTACACCCACCAAGACCAGAGGGTCGTAGATAACTTCAAGCAGTTTGTCGTTCCTAGCTTTGCTAGGCTTCATGGCGTCACCGCGGGGGAGATGGCTAGGCGCTTCTCGGATCACGTTCAGTCGTTCGGAGACCTCAGGACTTCGGCGATAGAAATGTCGCACTTATCCACCCTGATCGCCCATGAGACCGGGCTTCATGGCGACGGAAATGTGATGTTCTATTTTGGAAATAGCGCGGCCGAGTTCGACAAGGTGTTAATCGAGTCGAACATAAAGCCTGAACACTTCACGAGGCTTAGGGAGGAATTCAGCAACCTTGGGAACAACCCTGCCATGTTCTCGGACGTAGAGCTTACGCCCGGCAACGTCAAGAAACTGATAGCCATAAACTCTGACGCCTACAGGCCTACTTCCGGAAGGCACGAGATAGCGCACATGCTCTTCAGGTCCGTCGCAGAGGCTAATGGAGACATGGATAACATATCCATTCCGGATCCTGTAACCGGACAGCCTAAGCACCACGGAAAGACCTTTAGCCCTAGGTATCTTTCTACCATATTCGGCGCATCCAAAGACTTGGGCGTCATGCCTGACGTTGCGTGGGAGTCCGTCATACAGCATTACAGCGCCCTTCAGGCCTATCAGCACTTCGCCTCGAAGAAGGACCCGAACGCCAATGCTCTCGCCCAACAATACGGATCCTTAAACAAGAACTTGGTCACGGAGTTTAGGCATCTTTATAGCACGGGAACACTAGACCTCAGGGGCAACTTGGACCACGTCGCGCTCGTCAAGACCTTGACTAAGGCCGCCGAAGAAGCGTTCGCCTATTATCATGCGGCCACGAGCAACGTGTTCCCCGTGGATAAGTACGTCAAGGATCCGGTTCACCGGAATATGCTCAGGGCTTGGGCTGAGAACAGGGCCGCCGCCAACAACAGCCGTATCATATCAGACCTAGAGCTGGCAGGCGTCGAGATCAGGGGCAAGCTGACCAACAAGGATGGAAGCATCAAACTTTTCGACGACGAAGGCAACCCGGCCATCGAGACCTCCGCCTACGATGACGGGAAGGTCATCCGACTCAAGGCCATGGATACGTGGATCGAGTCCATCATTAAGTCCGCTTACACTCGCGGCGAGGTCAGCGTAAGCACCCTTGATCCCCTCAGGCAGGAAGCTTTGGCCAAGACGTCCGGAAAAGAGCACCTGTTCAATGCCGTCGCCGGCGGAGGCATGAGGCTTAAGCCCAAGAAAGAGCTCGACGAGCTGGCCACAGTTCAGTCGCAGAAGATACTTGGAAGCATATCTCAGCTCCCTGAAGGCATTAGGCCTTTAATTCAGGAAGGTAGCGACGGAACCAAGCGCATCCTCCTCGAGCAGATCAACAACGACGGCCTAGAGGCCATACGCAAGTCTGGCGCGTTTACGGACAGGGAGTTCAATGAGCTGGCCGGGATGGTCCATATAGCCCGCCAAGGGGCGCAGGGGAACCCCGTGTTCAACGTGATGAATTGCACTCTGCTTGGAGCCACGCATCAGATCCGACGCGGTGCGGCCGTGTTCAGGCTGACCGGGGAAGACGTGCCTGTCACCTACAGGACGTTCGTGCCCCTGAGCGTAGAAGTATACTTCAAGGACAAGGACAAGGATGGCAACCCACTCAGGACCCCTCAGGGCGGAGTTGTCGTCCACTCTCTGGACGTTGCCGCCGAGAACCGAAGGCTGACGAAGATGTTCAAGCGCGGAGACGTCCAGCAACTCTGGGGAGGAAACTTCGACGACTTCGTAAAGAGCTATCAGGACTACGTCATCAATCAGTCCGGACTTAACGGGCCTAGGGTTCCTACTGCCGAGCTGTTCAGGCCGCGCTTCGGCGCCGACGCCGAGCGAGTCAGGGACATAATGTACGAGACCTTCGGCGGACGTAAACCCAAGGACGCCTCGTTCATCAACACTCCGGCCAACGGATACCTTGGCGGAGCCGACGACCCCAACAGGCCGTTCTACAGCATGAGGTTCGACACCATGTCGGACACCCGCATGCACCCCACTTCTTGGAACGCGCGCTCTAGGCTTCCCTTGTTCCCGTACGTCCCTTCCGCCTACGAAGGGATCACGCGCAACATGATGTTCTCCGGCTTCGAGAAGCTTCCTCTGGCCGGAGGCATGAGCTTCCTGCGCAACAGGAACGGGTTTGAGATCTATCAGGGAGAAAAGGGATACAACCTTTTCGATATGTTCGGCATCAAGGTCGGAACCTACAGGTCTGTAAAGAACGCCATAGATAAGGCCAACAAAGAGGTCGCCAACTACGACGAGGCGGATCTTCAGCCGGCGCAGGAGGGGCATACTGTCGTCGTAAATGGGCGCGAGGAAGAGCTCCTGTTCCCCTCCACGCCCGCATTTATGGTCAGGGGCCTTCACCAAAGGTCTCAGCGCATACTTCATTCCGGAAACTCCGGACCCTTGAAAAGCTTCAGCTCTGAATTGCTTTCTGCCATATCGGCCAGCGAAGTAAGAGTGAACGCCCAAGGCCAGATGACCGATAAGGCCGGAAACGTCGTTAATGAAGTTGAGTGGGCCGCCAAGGGGATAACGGCTAAAATAGAAGACGTAGCTCCGGGTAGCGGCTTTGATGATGCTGTCCGCATTGGCGTCGGTAAGTCCACCCTTACTACGGGAATAGATGCCTTGCCCGCGGCCAATGAAGCAGTCAGGTTCTCTCCATCTTGGATCAGGTCATTGCACGGACTCCCCGGCGGGATTGCTCTGGCTGACAGGCAGATGGCCATTAGGGTGGCCGTATCTGAGCGCATAGCTAAGAATTTCAGGGAAGGAAAAATCCCGATGCCATCCTCAAACGGCAGGGCGACTTCGTTTAATTTCATACAGATAGCAGACGCGATGGACGAAGGGTCTGCAAACTTTGCCGAGGTCGAGGCTCTTTTTGACTCGATGGTCAAAGGCCAGAAGGCCGACATAACCGAAAACTTAGTCGACAGGATAGAGGGCCTGCTTGGTCTTAAGTCCGCAAATGGCGCTAGCGTACTTCCGTTCGTCGCAAGAGGCGACAACTCAAACGCGTTAAGCAACGTCATGGGGCACTCCGCTTACGGGGTTGAGGTTACTCCTTCCCTCATTGCCTCCGGGATGGCGCCGTCTCAATTTTCAGGACCGGCGTTGGCCGAAATCGCAAAGCAACACTCATTGCAATCTGGAGAGCCCATCAAGCCTTGGGTTTATAAAGCCAAAGATAAGGCCGAATACGACGCGTTGATACAGGCCGGAGGGTCGGCCAATGAATGGATCACGCATCATGAGTCTATAACGCCCGGATTTACCGATGCGTACCAGACATTGATGGACTCCGTGCAGAAAAGCGGAAAGAAGCCGCTGAGCATGAGGCTGGTAAATCCTGTAGCGAGGGCGCACGTTGAAGCATTTGTAAAGAGCGCGAAGGTCGCGGCCAGCAAGGATGGCCCATACAGGAAGTCTGCTATCGGTCAGTTTGACCCGTCGACCGGAAAGATGGTCAGGGAGCAGGGTAGGCGACAGGCCGCGCTGTTTACTGTCCTTGCCGACATAGACGATCCCTACATGCGAAACGTCATGTCTCAGGAGTCGATCTTCAATGCCATTTCAGTAGCCGCGGATCAGGCTAATTACACAGGCCCGAACGCCGCTAAGGATAGGGCTAATGACATGGCCGTGCTTCAGTTCCTGATCCACAGCATACAGCATAAGGACAATAGGTATCACCACGAGATCAAAACCACATCCGAAAGGACTGTCGGAGTAAGAGGCCTAAGAGAGCTTACCGGCGGAAGCGTTCCGGCTAACTCGAAGTATTCCATATATAGCACGGCTCCTTCTTTATCTCACCCCGACATATCGTCGAATGCCTCGAATGTCTCGCTGGCGATAATGAACAACGTGAACCATCATACTCCTGATAGGTTTGCGCGCGTAATGTCCACCAAGGGGTCCTTGCTCAAAGGAGGAATGCTAACGCTCCTGAATGGAGATCTGGGAAGCATGGCCCACATGGGCAGAAAAGCTCTAGATATTTCCTACATAGTTAGCACCGCCGACGAGAGCCTTCTCTTGGCGAACCAAAAGGTAGGCAAGAACTCCATTCATCCCACTAAGAATATGGGATTGATGGATGGGGCTCAAATCCCCGGCGATACCTACTACAATCCCGGCAACAGGTCTATCAGTCCTGCGGCCCTTGCGTTCGCGATGAAGACCAAGAACTCGGCAGGCATGCCGAACATGGTAAAAGCCTCTAGGGAGGCGGCAGTAGGATACCTGAGCAGGTACATGTCCAAGAGGGACGTTAATGCCACCCTAGACACTTTTGTTCCCGTGCTAACCCGAGAGCTGTTCAGCTCTTCCTCCAACCCGTCCTTTGATCCGCAGGGAGTCATGGCGCCCATCATGGCTAGGCTGACGGCGCATCTCGACGGGCTGGTGCCGGAGGAGAAAGTTCAGTTCGCCGAAGACGTAATACTTGGAATAGCGCTGGGAGAGTCTGCCTTGACTCCGGGAAGGCCGGCCAACATGGGCAAGTATAATGCTAGGCCGGGAATGGCGTCGGGATATCCTGACAGGCTTGGAAGGGATATGGAGCGAGTTGATGCCGTGTCCGGAATGTCGATGATACTTCAGGCCATTCAGCATTCTGAGCTCGTCGACAAAGACTCAAGGTACGTCACTAGGACCGCCGAAAAGTGGACGGGCTTCAGCAAGAGGGCCGCCGAGTTCCTTAGGAGTGGAACAATAGAGCTCAGGGCAAAGGTCATCGCAAACGTCAATGATAGCTTCGGGTCTACTAATTTCATGCTCGCGGGGCGGCAGGCCATCGAGCGCCTAGACTTTGACAGGCGAGATCTAATGCGTGACTTGGGCCTTCTCGGGAAGGCTAAGGATTTCTTCGGCAACGAGTTTGATTACCTCGAAATATCGGATAGCAGGTCTCACCTTCGCATGGACAAGTTCGGCGGGCGCGTAGCCATGATTGCCGCCAATGGGATGACTGACCCGGAAGGACACATCAAGGCCGCCGTAGCAGAAGTCGCGTCTGGAGTGTTTGACGGGCCTTGGACCGAGGCCCTGATGGATCATGCCAACAGGCAAGGCCTCAGACTGAAAGACATATTTAACCACGACGAGCTGTTCGGGCTGTATCCGGGCATGGGAGAGACCCAGATAACCTTTGAGAACGGAACCTTTGGAGCCGGGTACTACGGGTCTGGCGGCTTTGGCAAGATAGCATTGGACGTGTCCCTATTGCTCAGGGATGAGCTGGCGGAATACGACGCTACTGACGGCATCAAGAGTGAGTTCGCCGGTCAGTTCATAGACTACAAGGGCAAGGGCGGCCTTACTTACGAGGAGAACCTCAGGAGGGTCATCATCCACGAAATCCAGCACATGATCTATCACGCCGAGGGGTGGGCTGAGATCTGGGATTGGAGCCTGACCGACAGCGAGACCGGCAAGTTTGATGCCCGAGACATGATATTCTCAGGGCCGGCCGCGCTAACTAAGATCGAGAAAATGCTTGGTGGATCAGAGGACACGCCTGTCGTGGACTCCTTCGGCTCGGACATTGACGAAGCCTTTGTTCTCAAGGTGGGCCACATGCAACATGAGACCAGCCGAATACTTAGCTTCGACAGGAAGAATAAGACCATAAGGCAGGCGGATGAGGCTACGGCTACGGCCGCCATAGAGCGCATCATCCACGCCCCTTTGGCGCAAAAGATGATGAGGAATGTCATACCTGAGACCATTAGGTGGACTCAGGCCTTAGATGGAACCTATCACATGCTTGCCAGCGCGCTCGCGAGCAAAAAGTCCTCCATGGATCCGGCTGTGTATAACAGCGCCATGGCTAAGTTGAATGACTCTAACGCCGCCGTATCCCTGATCTCTACTAAGGTCAGGATGCTTGAGTCGCAAATAAAGGCAGGCCAAGCCGACCCTAAGGTCGCATCGCTGTCCCTTTTGCGTGAGATCGAGGACAACCGCAGGTTCTTGTCCATAGAGGATCCGTCTTGGTCCACGCTGTTCGACAGCTTGGCTCCCAGCGTACAGCACAACCTGAGGACTATGTCCTTCAGGGGTCAGTCCCAGCTCTGGGCCCAGCTCCTTGAAGCTCATGAAGACCTTGGCGCGCGCGGAGGAAAGATGCCGGGCAATTGGGCCCAATGGCACATGGTCAAGATAGCTAACGCCATGGGAAGCATGATGTACCATGCTCAGCCTGACGAGATAACCGCAAGGGTCACGGAAGGAAGGGCGAAGATGACCACCAAGGAGCTCGCCGCTAGTCCTCGGTTCATACCGGCTCCCGACAGGGATCTGGCCATGTTCTATCAGGTCGGCAAGTACATAGGTCAGGTCGCGGACAAACCGAACCTCGCCATTCCGTTTGACGACAGCCTGTTCATGATCGGCGGAGCGAAGGGCTCCGAAGCATTTACCTCCGAGCTTCTTGCCGGAGGAACCCCTAACGCTTTCAGGCTTGGGATGAGGATGATGTCGAGGGCGGCCCTGCTTTCACATTACGTGACCATCAGGGAGGTCGGCAATGCGTTGCACCACGTCTCCTACTCTAGCAGGGGCTGGCGCATCGGCGCCGACGGAAAGCCGGAGTTCGTCTTCTCTATCGGAAACCTGAGGGGGGCTGAAGGATGGGCAGGTGATCTCAGGAGCAAGAACATGAACGTAAGCGACATGGTCAATAAGGCCGTGGATCTTTACCGGGAGTTCCCGATGGACCAGCTTCCGCAAGGAAGGAACATGGACATGGCCAGCATAGACTCAAAGGTCGCCGAGTCCGCCGCGTTCCATCAGGTTAATCCGAAGACTACCGAGACCCAAAACGCTCTGGTGGACCTCATAAAGTCCAACAGGTTCATCAACACCCCGGAGTCCGGATCAAGGATGAACTTCTCGAATGGCTTCGCGCTTCTGGCCGGCCTGTCGAAGGACGGAATTTCCGTAGGAATAGAAGATCTGGCCAAGGCCATGGGCGCCACCATTCAGGTAGACAGCATGGTGACGATGCAGAGCCCCGTGCTCAATGCCATCCACGCCGGAGCCGTGCCCCTCGTGATGACCGGAGGAGGCATCGTCGAAGCATTCAGGATGGCCGGCGTCGACAGCGACGGCATAGCCATGGCCAAGCTTGCCGAGATAGACAAGAACTTCGCCGGCATATCCATGTCAGCCGGAGAGCTTGCTGAGATAGTTGCCGTCATGCACGACGTTCCGTTTGAGAGCGTCATGCAGGCTCCCCTTGGAGCGAAAAACATACTGTTGGGCTTGGCTAACGCCGATGAGAACTTCGTCGGCAAGGTGAGGACCGCGCAAAGCAAGGCCGGACCTAGCTCTTCGCTAAGGGCTAAAATGTCGCTGTTCATCAATGAGGTGATATCCAAGGGCGAAAACACCAGCTCGAAGCCGTTGAGGTCCGTAGTGAACGCCGCCACTTTGAGCTCTCCGGGTTCTGGCATCATGTTCCTTCAGGAAATGCTTAACACCGAGGTTAGGCTTTCTTGGAGGGGCAATGAGGCCCTACAGAAGCTGCTTGGCGGAGAAAGGTTCAGCAGGTTCATCGGCAAGTATCACGACCCGGCTACTAACGAGGTCGTGTTCAAGCACGTTCAAAGGCTGTCTAACAAGAGCTCGGCTTATGAGCTCGGCAAGATCAGCGAAGCTGTCCTTAATTCGTATTGCGCGAGGGTAGAGAACCTCCTGATGGCGCTTACGCCCTTGGCTGAAAAGGTAGCCGCCCACATACTTAAGCAGGGCGAGGAAGGCATGGCGAACGGCGTAGACATACTCGCCGACATGTACAAGACGGCCTTCACCGCCGCGCTGAAGGATATCACCAGCTCTACCATAGGAACGGCCGACAACGATATGGGCGGCCCTATATTTGACCTCAGGCGCAGGATGGACATGAGGATCGGCACCCACGCCTCGGATGCCAGCGCAGTAGCTAAAGCCTTTGAAAAGGCGGCAGAGCACACGCTCGGATGGACCCAAGGTCGCACGGACAACGCCCTTCTTCTTCCAGCCTTCGGGCTCATAGGTGGAGCCACCGAAGCCTTTAGCAGGACCGCCAGCGCTAGGGCGAGGTACCTAGGAACGGCCGGGATCAGCTCGGCCCCTTCTTGGGGTCTGGATAACCTCGGATCAACTTCCGATGCACGTAATACTGAGCTCGCGCGCGGCGTAAGCGTAAAAGTCGGCCCCAACATGCCGGACGTCATCCCCGTGAACATATGGGGGCAGGAAATCGACATAGCTCGCGCAGAGAGAACCAACAGCCCGGGCACCAATGGACGCGTCAATGTCGGCGCGGACCAAGTGTTCATGGGGTTGGCTCAGGATATAAACATGACCAGCGACCAGAGCAGGCCGGGGTCATCCCAGAGCATGATTGATAGCAGGGGCATGGACCCTGCCATAGCTTCCACCATCTACGCGTCCCAGCGCCTCATCGCCATGGGACGTAACATCCTATCCACAATCGAGGCTTACAATAACCGATATACCCTTGGGATTGTCGCGGACGCCATACACTCGTACGCCGATACCGGCCTTAGTGGAAGCGGGGTCCACCAAGCCCTCATGGAAAACCCGGGCGCGGTTCAGGCTCTCGCCTTGGGCGATCTGAGCAACGACCTGCAAAAGGCAAAAGCCTTCCTGACTACCGCTTATCAGGTATCCGACAGGCCGGACATGAATGTCGCTCTGGCGAACTTCGCCAACCCGATGGGCTCTGTTACCCGATGGGGAGGATATGGAGGCATCGGAGAGGCCGCGCTCAGCTTTGATTACGGATCGTTCAGGCCGCTAAGCCAGACGTCCGTAGTTCGCACTTATATCGGACCCGACGGAAGGCTCGTCCTTACCAGCGCGTTCGAGGGTCTGGCTGACTCTAGGGACATAAAGGAAGCCCGCATAGTCGACGCGATAACCGGCACCGGAGTCTATGAACGACACGAGATAGCCCACAAGCCTACCATGGTCATGCTTGAGGGTTGGCACCAGAGCCTGAACCTGTTCGCCGACGACGAAGCCGCGGATGGGGTCAGGACGTTCGATCAAGCCCATGGCTCAGATGTGTCCGCCAAGTCTATAGGCAAAAGGGTAGGTCGCACGACCGACATAGCTTTATGGTCCTTGACCGCGCTTCCCGCCGGCTATCAGGGGCCCGTTTCATTCATCAGGAGCTCCATGCTCGGGTTCAAGGACAATTGGTACCCTAGGAACCTGATGGAAACCATGACGGGCGAAACCATCATGGACGTCGTCCTTGGAAAGCTTGCGCATCATGACCAAGCGACGTTCGCGGCCTTGGACAGATACCTGAAAGACCATGGCTTCTTCGGCTCCACCTCCCGCGTGATAATGGGTGATGCCAATAAGAATGATTTCGCGCAAGCGTATGCGAAGTATGTGTGGGGCGCCGCGACGATGATAAACATCCGCAGGGTGGTCGACGGAATTTCCGAGCCAACCAAATCGATCGTTCTTGAGCTCATAAAGAGGGGAGAGGATACCGATCAGATATTAGAGACGCTTGCGTCCGGACCTCAGTCTGGCTTTGGAAGCGGGTCCGCAAGGCATGGGCACACCATATCCGCCCTTGAGATATCCCAGATATACGCGATGGCCGGGAACATGTTCATCAAGGACAAGGTTCTCCCTGCCCTTGAGTCCAGCGGCGTATTCAGCGCGGAGCAGCTCTCTACTGTGCGCAGGTTCGTGGACCATGTTACGGCTTACGACCCAACCACGATCGCGGACATAAGGAAATCAGGAAGGGTAAATGACGGGCTTGTTCGCACTCCGGGAGCAGGAAGAGATCTAACTAATGGATCCCTGTCTCACTCTGGGCAGTACGGAATGATGGGAAGCCATAAGGGCGGGCTGATATATGGCGTGAACATGCATGACTACGGAGACGGCGCCCGTGCCGTCGTCGACATGATGAAAGGGCTGGCAAGGCTCGAAGGCCGCCGCCCCAAGTTCTCCCTCAACACGGAAGACTCCATCAAGTTCCAGCTCCCCACGTTCGAGGGCGTTGAGACGGGAGGCGTGACCGATGGCTACCTCATGGGCTATGGCCCCGGAACATTCTATTCGGCCACTTCCGACAATGTCGGCAACGACGGACTTATAATGACGAGCCATCATTATACCAAGGGAACTCCGTACGGCTTCGGCAAGGGCTCCGAGATACTAAAAGACGAGAGCGCTAGGTACTATGTTCGCAACACTCAGGCTGGAGTTATAAGGCATGAGACTGTAAGCGTCGAAGAGGGCGGTGCGCTGGCGGCCCTGCTCGCGGCCCCTCAGTACAAGGACTTCTCTTACACAGCTCCAGAGTCGGAGGGAGTGGTTGTATCTCCGTCTAGGACGGGAAGGTCGCCCTTGAGCTCGTCGGTAGTCAGGGCGGCCATGGTAGAGTCTATCGTGGCCGAGCTCAGGAGAGCTGGACAGAAATCTCTGGACGTAGCTCCGGCCGGCCACCACCTGTCTTACGTAGGTGCAGACCCGATGATGCTTGGATCGGCAATCCAAGGCACTCCGGCCAAGGACTTCACGAAGACTTGGAATAACAGGGGCGTAAAGACGATCAACAGGACCCTGCAGGCAGGCTACGCCGCGTCTGTAACGAATGAAGCATATGTGTCTCCGACCATAATGTCTTCCTCTCCCGTTGTGCACAATCCTCCCAAGGGCATTGCGCACGGGATGAGCCAGACGTCCGGGCTTGGGGCCGGAAAGAATGCGGCGCCCGACCAGATGGCCGAGTTCGCACCTAAGAAGGGGTACGCATGGCAGAGGTTGCCCGACGGAAGGATAATGATAAACGTCACCGGCGACCATCTTGGCTACAAGCTAGACCACAAGATGCTCACCAAGCGCCGGCCCGGATACGGGTTCAGCCTGATCGAAGGCCTCGGCTGGGATCAGCAAAACGGCATGCTCATACCGATGCGCATCAACTCGCACGTCGGAATAGCCGACATGCTTTCCGTGATGGAGCACCCTCTGGCGTCCCTGTTCAGCCATGAAGATCCGGCAATCATGGGTCAGCACATCAGGGCCGCACAGCTCAACAAGACCAAGACATTCCACCAGACCAGAGGAGACTTCAAGGGGGCTTTGTTTAATACATATACGGGCGAAAGGATAATCACTAAGGGCTTGGATGACGGAATGATACAGGCCTATCTTGAAGATCCAAATGTAGCGCCTCAGGCAAAAGCCGAGGTAGCCGCACAGCTCAACGGGCATCAGGCCGCCAACGGGTATGTCAGCATGGTTCTTCCTGCCGGCTCTACCCCTGAGCAGATCCGTAACGCCATATTGGCTCTCCACATGGAGCCTGTGCTTGGACTTACGATCGAACATCAGTCTAGGCATGGAAGGGCCTACTCGTTCTCTCAATGGTCGGGACAGCTTGCCTATGAAAAGGACAGGAAGCTTCCCACCAAGGGAGGCACCGCGCCGGGCAAGTCCGGCATGAGAATAAGGTACTCCGGCGAACAACCCGGAAGCCTGCCCGACGAAATACTTAAAAGCATGATGGAGACGGCCGCCATGATAAGCCCGCACCTCATGGATGATATCGACTCCCTCATAGGCAAAATGGCGTCTGGGGAGAACGGCTACTTCCTGCCGGACACGGAAAGGGTTCTTGCCTCCAACGGAGACACGGGTCTGGCGATAGCCTCAATGTTCCCCGGAAGGCCTGACCTGCTTAAATATTCTTGGGATGCCAAGAACATGCATGGCATAAAGATCTGGAAGCGCACCACTCCCAAGGGCGTTACCGGATACCATGCCCATGTCGTTCAGTTCGACGCGCCCATGATGTTCGACGCCGAAGGCGGCCTGAGGCTTGGGCCTAAGGCGATAGCGTTCAAGACGCCGGAGCAAGCTAACGCTTTCGCTAACAGGATGGCCGCCTCGCGCGGAGGATCCGACATAGCTAGGGCGCTTGCGGCAGGAGAGGTCGAGGTCGTTGACGGGCCTGATACTCCGGCAAGCCCCTTCATGCCGGACACCTCAGCCGTAAAAGGCCAGATGGTCGATGGCACGAGTCTCAAAGACATGGAGAACGACGCCCACTTCGTAGGCGATATGGACACTCCCATGGACAAGAAGTCCGCTAGGGCTTTGAGCCGAGGGCTTGGCGCTAACAAGCACCTCAGGTTCACGCCCGGCGAAAGCCTCATGATGGTCGGAGGAAAGACCATGGAGGAGCTCAATGATATCGTTAGGTCCAAGATTAACTTTGGATCCCCAATGGGCCCCGTAGGGTTCGCCTCGAAGGCTATGAACGCCATAATCATGGGAGCTCTGCCGAATGGACAGAAGCTGGAAGCCATGGGTGGCGAGGATTGGTTCAAGATTATGAAGAAAGCCGGCGTGTCCGGCGAAGAGATGAGGCAGACCGGTCTTGCCGCCCTGTTCATCAACGCCAAGGCGACCAAGCTGACTAGGATGGACGTCGCCGAGTTCTTGGCGGCCACCATACCCATGTTGCGCAGGCACGACTTGTTCACCACTCCTGAGCTCAAGCTTGGCGCCATTGCGGCGCTTGGCGGAGGCGTCGCCGGCGGAGATAACGCCCATAGGATCAAGGGCGGGTACGTCATGCCCTATATGCCGGACAGCGTCCTTCAGACGCGCATGAACCAGCATCAGGCAATCTCTGGAATGCTTGCTGGCTTGGAAAGGTTGGAGCTCACGCACAAAGCCTTAGTGGAGACAGGCAACAAGAACGCCGACGCGACCCTGATGGCTATCTCCGGGGTCAATAAGGTTCTCCTTACGTATGCCCAGAGGATTGGAATGGATCTGAATGAGCTCAAAGACTTGGGCGCCGCACAGCTGGCCAAGCGCATACAAGACAAGATAGTCAACCTGACCAAGGAAGCCCACAAGGGAGACGATACGTTCGCCAATCTTAATTACGTAGGACTCGAGACGGCTCGACTTACGATGAACGACCACATTGCGGCGATCAGGTCTAACGATGAAATCACCGCGCTTGTCGGAGGGGTCATGCCCGAGCTTGTCTTGCCTCTCAGGCAGATGGTGGATGAGTTTGCAATGGGAACTAGGGTCATGGGACTGCCCATGGAGTTCACCAAGCAGAACGGCCCGTACGGATGGTCTAGCTCCACGGCTGAAATCGGCCTAGAGAACCTTACCGGTCAGGCCTTGGATAACTCATACAACAAATTCTGGGCAGGATATACCTCCGGCTACCAGCACGTGCAGACCCACCCTGTCGTCAGGTTTGCCGACAAGTATGCCACCGAGCAGATTACGGGCTACATCGACCAGCTTAAGGCGATCAAGACCTCGCTATTGGATAAGACCAGCCCGGAGGACGTTGCCAAACTCGAGGCAAACCAAGCCCTGCTTAGCACGGCTCAAAGGGTTCTATCCGTAAGGGTTGCGCTCAAGAAAATAATGGAGCCTCACTCCAGCCATGGACACTTCGGCGATAAGATGCCGGGCGGAGGAAACATCGGCGGAAGCAAGGGCGTACACGAGATAGGACACTCTAGGTTTAGCCAATCCCTGTCCGTATCCGGCCTGTCGATAGAGGGCTTTGCTGATCCGCTTGGCTTCAGCGGAGCGCTTGTCGGCGGGGATCGTAAGTACTCTCTCGTCCCCCTCGCCTACCCGATAACCCTGCTCGAAGAAATTCAGTCTGACTTCGCGCAGAAGATTGAAGGCGTCGGCATCGAAGAGGACATGGCCGTCTATCTTCCCCTTGGGCCGGACGAAGAAGCGGCATTGGCGGCCGTTCCTCAGTTCAAGGAGATGATTGAGAAGGCGGCACAGCTTAGGGCGATGGCTAACAATGTCACGGACTTCGTGTCTGGAAGGCTTGTGGCCACGATGATGGCGCCCGACGGAGACGGAGGCGTTGGAGTCGGATCTGCGGCGCCGGCTAATATCTTCATGAGGCTTCAGCTGGATGCCACCGACATGCTCAACAGGGGCATCTTGGCGGTTCAGGTTCCGGGCCTCTTGAGGGGCACCGGCCGCGACGTAAAACCCCCCGAAAGCCTGAAGGCCAGCCTTAGGGGCAAGTTCCAGCTCGAGATACCCGACAGGGTTCCCTCGATGGAGTTCGACCATGAGCTCTTGGGCATGCTGTCCCCGTATCAGGTAGGAAACGGCTTCAGGCATATACCTGAGCGAGTGCTCAATGTCATAAAGGACAGAATGAAGGCCAACATAGAGTCCACTAGAGCTTGGTCTGACTCGTTTGGGCGTAGGATTGGAGGAGCTGGAACTGATGCGGCCATAGCCACGATAGACACTAGCTCTATCCATGTGCTAGAAAACCTTAACCAGACCCTCGGCAGCATCATGAAGAGAGGCCAGCAACAGATGGCCGAGCAACACGCCGTCATAAAGAAGCTGGCTAACGAAATGAAGGGCGCTGGAGACAATTCCGACATTGCTAACTTCATCAATTCCTTGGCCCTGATCGGAGAGAGGTCGCATGGAGACCTTAACAGGTTGATTGGAACCGAGTTGGCCGGCATGGCCATCCTTGACGAGGAAATAGCCATGAGCATTGGCGCTTACGCTCGCGGTGAGTACAAGTTCAACTATGAAGCCATAGCTAGGCGCGCGCTCGAAAGGATACGCGCCAAGTACACCGACACCAAGACGTTCACCGGTAAGACCATTTTGCTGGCTTACGAGGAGATGCTGAGGACTCCTGCCGAAGAAAGGCCGTTCATCAGCATCACCGACAACCTGTCAGACCCGAAGCCGTTCGGCCCGGCCATGAGTATGGTTCAGGACCTAGCATCGCTCGTCAGGCAGAGTGGATCCGAGTACGCCGAAGCGTCAGAGGCCCTGCTAAACACTCCGTTTAACCGGATGGATCCGAACATAGCCAACTATGTGGATGCCATAGCCAGCTACCTTGGACAGGGAGGATGCCTGTATGTAAGGAATACCAACTCCGGAGGCCACATGTCCGAAGGAACCAACAGGACCTACAGGGTGTTCAGGTCGATGACGGAGGGTGGGCACGAGCGCGCGGCCGCTGAGCTCTTGAGCTACGTCCTTGAGAGGGGCGCCGAAGGACACTCCATGGATCAGATCAGTATCGTGGAGGCTAACTATCACAGGCACAGCGGATCTCTTGCTGGAGACTTCGTTAAGCAGGTCATCGAAGTGTTTGCCGGCCTGTCCAAGCGCAATGAGTTTGCGACAGAGGCAGGCGTGATCGAAGCCAAAGCCGCTGAGCTCAAGAAGGGCATACCTGAGGTCGGAACTTACAGGGACGACAGGATGGTTCCTGCCTCCCTTCCTTACTCCGGCGAGAACGTCTATAAGTCCATGCAGCTTCAAATGTCTGTCATGGACTCCCTCAACCGAGGACAGCGCGGCGTCGGCATCATGGATGCCAGCTGGCAGTTGACGCGCGGGCACGGACTTAGTGAGGACGCCACCATCGGACTTGGCATCGGTCAGAACCGAAGGACCATATTGATGGGAATAGCTCCGGAGACCGCCTCAGCCATACAGACTGTCTTGGCTTGCTACGAAAGGATTACCGGCAAGAACCCGAGCGAACCAGACGGCCCCTATGGAAGCTTCCTGTTCAGGCTCGGAGACATGGACGACAACACGGCCGGCGTCGTCATGAACGGGCAGAAGTTCGACCATGAAGGGTCGAGCGCCTCGATAGTCGGACACCTTGGCTTCATGCTCATGGGCATGCTCGACAGGATATCCCTTCAGATACCCCCTGAGTCTAAGCGCACCTTGGCTAGGGCCATCCAGAAGCTGTACGATAACGACAAGAGGTTCTTGGAAGAGATCCGCAGGCAGTCCACGGACGGCCCTGCCTTTGTCGGCGGAAAGAAGAACATACAGCACCGAGTCTGGTCGTCTGACGCCGAAAAGTTCGTCGCCAACGGGCTCAAGGATGCGTCGCTTGTAACGATGCCTAGGCACACGGGCATGGGAGGATGGGGATACATAACCAATTACGGGCTTCCTCAGCACAAGGCCGACATAATGTTAGCTGGAACTAGCAAGAGGTTCAGGGCTGAATACTCTTTGGACGCCTTCGAGAGGCCGGTACTTCAGGTCGAAGGAACCAACATGAACATGCTGGACCCCAAGACCGGTAAGCTGATCGTGTCTGTCGACGTAAGGGATGAAGGACAGATGAAGCTGTTCCGCGAGCGCTACCTGCAGTCCTCCAAGTATGTAGGCGGGAATTGGATGGTTAGGTCGTTCCTTAAGGAGTGGGCCCCCGTCGGGGGATACGTCGACCTTACTGTCGTCGGATCTCATGCCTCTAACAAGGGTTCGTTCACGGACTTCAATTGGAGCAGGGACCTTAATGCGCCTGACGCTGAGTTTGACGCCATCATGCAGGCCGTAAACCAGCGGTATGCCAGCGGAGATAAGGCCCTCGTTCTTGAACGCGGCCATCAGCTGATGACCCCTGAGTATGCCGCCTCCGAGCGAGCCATTGAAGCGGCCGGCGGTGTGCTAAACGGAGGAGAGATAGCTCCGGTCACGAACTTCGTGCTCGATAGCAATGAGTTCAAGGCGAACCAGCCGATATCTACTACATTCAATCCCCTCGCTATTGGTGAAAATGGGAACGCGAGATCTTCCTACGGAGCTCCGCATGAGCCGGACATGGTGAGGGCGCTCGTCGCTACCTTCACCGGTTTCGGCATGCAGGCCACTTCTGATCAGGTTGCCTCTTACATCATGCGTATGCGACACCCCGTCGTGACCACGCTCGTGCACTCCCCGGAAGGTAGGACCAAAGAAATGGACTTGGCGTTCAGGAGGAAAATGTCCGAAGGCGTGTTCCTGCTTATGGCCGCCGGCGAACGTCCTCGAGCTGGTCAGCTGTCTCAGACCGGCTTCCAGACGCTCCTCACTACTGTGAAGAACAGGGAAGAGATGCCGATCAGCTACGCCAAGAACGTCCTCGTCGATAGGCTTGAGCTTCCTCCATTAGAGCCGGCTCTTAAGGCCGCACCTCGTAGCAAGGAAGACAAGCGTGTGCGCGTGTTTGACCGCGAAAAAGCTGTTGAGCTAATGAAGCAGGGCTATCCCGACACTAAGATAGCAAGTCACCTCGGCGTGTCCCGTGTAGCCATACTTAACCTCAGGAAGAACGCAGGCGTGGCGCCACTCACAGAAGGTTCCGTCAAGGGCCAGAGGCAGGGGTATAGGACCCCTGATAGCGTGATAGAGGAATACGCAAAGGAGAGATCTGCTGGCGCGTCGTGGCGCGAAATCAGGCAGAAGCGCGGACAGACGAGCCATACCATTGGAGATAGAATTAAGATACGGGTGGAGGCTAAACTAAAGGGCTCCAAACCGGACGGAAGCAATCCGATGCCGACTGATAGCTTGAGTGACCCTCAGCATCCTAGTCAGATCAGGCCTACCGAAAGCAGGCCTAAGACCGACATGGCACAACGTGAAAACATGGAGCGCGAAATGAATGAGTAATCCTCCAGACACGGATTTCCATGTCATGGCCAAGGACTCCCTTATATCCAGCGTCCTTGGATCCGCGGCAATGGGAGCTCGCCTGTTGCTCAGCCCGGAGCCCGTGGGCTTGGCGTGGATCATCAGGCGCACGCTGGCCGCGTGCATAACAGCCGTATTCGTCGGGCTGGTGGCTCAGGACTATATTCATTCCAAAGGAGCTCTGTATGCGGCCATAGGCGTATCGGGCGCGGCGGCTCCGGAGATAATGGACTTCATCATCAAGTATGTCCGCGCTCGCGGAGAACGAGAGGTATCCAATGTCACCAAAGCAAAGCCCTCCAAGAAGCGACGCAAATAACCTGTTATGGGTAGTTGCAGTAATACTCTCCATGGCCGGCGCCTGCGCGGTCTATACCTCTTATGTCGTGCAGTCTGTTCTGGATGCTCTCATGAGCTCGAACACGATGGCGCTTTTGATAACGGACAACGGCTTCCGAAGCGACGACGTCAAGCTAGAGGCAAAGCTCAACAGCGCACAGCAAGCGCTCCAGACCTCCGCTGACGTAGCTACGGCGCTGACTGTCGCATGTATCATGGTCGCAATCGGCCTGATAGTGAGGGTCGCCTTCCTTAACAAACATGAGCACCAAGCGCCCAAGAAAGACCAAAAAGCAAAGAAACGCGGAGGCCTTCCTGTCGTCGCTATTCTCGCGGCTTGTCTCGTTTCTCAAGTAGGATGCAAGTCGGCGCCAGAGCCGGCTCCGCCGCCTGTGGTGGTAAAGACGAACCCGGAGAAGGACGCATACATCACGCGAGTCGAGAAAGAGGTGTCCGAGGCCGCGGCCGCTGTGACAGTAAGCATCAAGTCCAAGACCACCGAGCTATTACCCCTGACCGAGACTAGGCTTAATGGCATAGCCAAGCCAACCCCCGAACAGGTACGCAAGTATGAGTCAGCTCTGACCAGCAAGGCCGAGCTCAAGAAAGAGGAAGACCGGGCGGCCAAGGTAGACGCTGAAACCACGGCCTTGTACGATCGGGTGAACAAGATGGACAAGGAGAACGCCGAGCTAAAGGCGACGATCGAGGCCGAGCGCAGGGCCAAAGCGTTTGACGAATTGCGCAACAAGTGCATCACGCTGGCCGGACTATTCGCCATTGGCGGAGCCGGCCTTCTGGTGCTTTCCACCTTCGTGGGCAAGGGCAAGGCGGCAGGAGTGACCCTGCTGTTGCTCGCGGGAATAACTGCGGCGGCACCTTACCTCATCGAGGACCTCATTAACGCCACATGGTTTAAATGGACGGCCGGGAGCATAGTCGTCTTGGGCATCCTGTGGGGCGTCAAGGAGGCGATTGAGGGGCACACCGAGGTCAGGAGCCGCTTGACACAAGAACCGCCAACCTCAGGCTGATCTAGTCGGTTCATTGTGTACGTGGGGTGGCTTCGGCCTTAAAGGGAGCTTAAGAAACTCCCGCCTTGCATGGGCACAAAAAAGGGAGGCCGAAGCCTCCCTGTTCCCTTATGTGGCGCGCCTTACTTCAGCAGGGCGCGGAGCTTGCGGAGGGTGTCCTTGGCTTCCTTGTCCACCTTGCTGGCCTTGTACCGGATCTCGGTGCTGTCGTTCGTGCCGAAGGCCGAAGTGCTGAGCTTCAGTTCCTTCGCCAGAGCGATGGCTCCGACTTCGCGGATCAGGCCGCGCCGGACGATATCCGACAGGCTGAGGCCGCTGTTAGCGATGGCCTCGTTGACCTTTTCGTTCAGGGACGCCGGGATGACGGCGCTGATGAGCGCCTTCTTCTGGCCGTCCTTGACGAGCGTGACCTTGCGGTACTTGGTGGGGCGCTTGCGCGCGTTGGTGTTTTGTTCGTTGTTCATGTGCGTGTGTGCGGGTGAAAAGTGGTGACGTAGACAGGATTTGAACCTGCAACAGTCTGCTTGGAAGGCAGATACTCTACCATTGAGCTACTACGTCGAATTGGCCCCACTAGGAGTCGAACCTAGATTAAGCGTTTAGGAAACGCCTGTCCTATCCGTTGAACGATGAGGCCGAAGGATCAGAACGGGACGTTATCTTCGGGTTCGTCGCTGTTGCCGGACTTGGCCTTGATGTAGGCGTCGAGGGCGGAGCGAAGGATGATATCGGCTTCGGAGATGCCCTTGTCGCCGTACGGCTTGGGTTGCCACTCCTTGGCGTACCAATCGAGGCTGTTGGCCGGAAGCGATCCGAGCGTCTGGCCCTTGTTCTTGCCGAAGTGGAGGGCGACATTGCGCCATTCACCCTGCACGGACGTAGGAGCCTGCTTGGGCTTGATGTTGGCGTCGGCGGCAGACTTGGTGAACACGCCGGTGTTGTAGGTGTTCACGGGCGCCTCTACCGAAGCCTGACCATCGTCATCCTCTGCGGCCAGATTTGCGATGGCCGACAGCGCGTACCGCCTCAGGTAGCTATAGATCGAGCCGGCTTTCTGGGCGTCAATCTTCGCCGGGTCGACGGGAAGGTGAGCCGAGAACTCCATCTGATCTCCGGAGACGTGGAGCAGGATGCTCTTGATGCCTACCTGTCCGTTGTAAGAGGACGGGTGCTGGATGATGGTCCAGCCGTGCTTGGCGAAAGTCCCTTTGATGGCGTCAATATGCGAACCGAGGGTAGCATACTTGTTGCCGTAGTGGGGGTTCTTCGCGTCGAACTTTGGCGACTGCACTTCGCTGATAGCCTTGACCAGAGCCGCGGAAGCGACGGCGCTGAGCTTGATGTTGTCTTGGTATTCCATGGTGGGAGTTATTTGGATTTGGATTTGGTTTCTGCCTGAATGGCGAGATTGACGGCGATGGACCGGCCGATGATGGCCGTCGCAAGCTGAGTCTGGTTGATGCCGTATTTCTTGGACATGTCGCGGAACGCTTTCCACTCCTGCTTGGAGAGCCGGAGGGTCACGAACTGACGCGGGATCTTATAGATTTTGGGCTTGGACATTACTTGCGGGGCATCGGGTGGATGCGGGTGTCGTCGATGACGTGAGGCGACTTGATGGACGTCTCAAGCTTCTCGAGCGCGGCGGCTTCCTTCTCCTTGAGTTTGATCGCGTCGTACCCTTCGGCCATGAGCCTGAGGTCTTCGAGCGCGATGCTCTCGGAGAACGTCACGTGCGGCGTGATGCCCGAGTCCGGAGAGAACGACAGCGTGGTCATTTCATTGACCTGCGTGAAGTGCGTCTCGGCGCTGAAACCGCCGGCGATGGCGATCTTGTAGGCGTCCGACGGGTTGCTCATCGTGTAATGAGCCATCCGGCGCTTGGTTAGGTCCCATGGCGTGTGGTACGCCACGGATACGAGGTACATTTTGGTTTTGATCATGTTAGTAGACTTCCTTGGTTTTGATGCGGTTGGCAAGTTCGTGATAGGCGGCGATGAGGGCTTTCTCCTCGTTGTTGAACATGGCGTAGATGCGCATCATTTCCTTGCGCATGCGCTCCTGAACCTTCTTGCGAGCCTTCTCGTTCTCCGGGTAGGTGTTCATGATCGCGGCGACGACGGCGTGTACGGCCTCGGTGACGCCGACGGGATCCTGAAAATCCTCGTCGATGGGAAGCGAAGGGCGCTTAACAATCTGGGAGTCCCCGAACTGCTTGGCGGCGCGCTTCACGGCGGCCTCGATAGGAGCCATCAGGTAGCTATCGACGTTCACCATATTGGCGACTCGGTAGCCCATGTCGGCCAGAACGTCGATGGACTTGGGGATGATGTTCATCCGGGCGTTCCTCACGAAGACGGAGGACGGCGCGGACTCGTCATAATCCTCGAGCGTGACGCTATAGCTCTTGTTCTTCTTGTCGAAGACCATGTAGCCATGGACGGCCGGGATGATCCATGTGCCTTCGTGGTCGAGCTTGTCGACGAGCTGGCGTTGCCATTCGACGAATTCGCTCCAGCGCGTGGCCGGGATCTGGGTTCTGGGATCCTCCATGAAGTATGAAGGATCGTCGGTCACTTTGATGACCTTGGTTTTTTTGTTTTTACTCATTGTGTATGTGTGGGTGGAAAGTGGAGGCTGAGGCGAGAGTTGCACTCGCGTTACGTGCTTTGCAGACACGGGCATAGCTACTTTGCTACTCAGCCGGAAAGTGTGCCCCCTTTCGGGGGTCTCGATTACTTCTGGATCGTGTTCAGGCCGAGATTGGACTCGATGCGAGAAACGCGAACGTTGAGGTCTTCGATAGCCTTGATGGTGGCGTTATGGATGCGGATGATTTCTCCCGCGTCCTGCAGAGGGTTGACCTCGGAATGGCGCTTGTTGAGGAGCGCGATGACCGGGTTTTCGAGGTCCTTGATGAGAGCCTCGATTTCCTCCTTCGACACCTTGGCCTTATGATCGATGAACGACATAGGTTGGGTTGTTGGTTGTTAATGAACGTGGCCGGTGTTTGTCACCGACTCCAGCACTATTGGTAACTGTGTACCCTCGTGCAACATCAATTTAACAATATCCTACCGAAAGTTCGTAAGTCGCTGATATTTAACGTGATATTTCTCCATCTTTTTCTGGAAATTGACCGGTGTGCACCAGATCCGACCCCCCATTTTGACGTATCCAGCCACTCCGAAGCGGTATCCAGCGTAGACGTCGGCGAACGTAGGCTCCCTGTTGAGCTTAGCCTTCAGCCGTATGTATGTAAGTTCTAGATACAACGCACAAGCACGTCGCGCGGGTTCCGGGTAATGAGCGTCGGTCCACGGGCGATCGGATACTTCACTCCACGCGTCCTTAGAAAGTCCATACGCACCGCGAGCTATTATCATGCCCCGGTAAGTGTGCAGGTATTCGTCGGCATCCTTGACGATGCCCGTCTCCAGCTCGCGCACGACGTCGAGCTGATCCGCCTTGGCGAGTATGCCAAGCATAAGCAACAGCCACCTCATTTAATTGGCCTCCATTTGTTTCGATCAGAATGAAACAAGGCCTTCCATCTTTCGAGGTCGGCCTTGTGTGTTTCGCTTACCTTAATCTTCTCGAGCGGCGTCAGCAGCTTGAGCCCGGGCTTCATGATTTCTGGGCGTCGCTTGCTCATTTGGCTTCATGCCTGTCGATGCAGGGAGGAATCTTGCCGTTGATTTCCTCGTAGGTGGTCTTGCCTTCAAGTTCCTTGAGTTTGAGTTGAGCCGCAGGGGAGTGCATCACGGCCTTGGTCAGCCGCTCGACCTGTTCGCACAGGAAAGCCGACCTTGCCATTTCCTTTTCGTGCATCTGGTCAAGGCACTCGTTGCCCTCTTTA